ATCACCTATGCTATCGTCTCCAGTATTGGCACAGAGGGCAATCATTATGGTGCCCCTGATAATGTTAGTGTGTCTAATTCGGTTGTATCGCGGGCTAATGCTAAGTAAGTAAATGACACAATCATTAAAGCAACAGGTGAGGGCTGCTATTAAACGTGGAGATAATGAGTTGGCCCTTCAATTATTGAGGGGTCTTGAGAATCCAAAACCACCTAGTCCTCAAAGGGTATCTTACTTAAACCGCCCCTATTACAACTCTAAACTCAGATACGAAAAATGACAACCGCAACAAAGGAACGTGAGCCCAATTGGGATAGCTTCCCACCCGAGATGCGTAAGTTAGTTGAACAGATCCGTAAACATGGAAGTAACAGTCTTGATGAGATGCAACGGATCTTAGTTTCACAGGTGTTTAGAACAGCAGCTGTAAGTACTGACAAGAGGATCTTATTTGTCAGGAATAAGATTCAAGAGGCACACCTTGACTATTGCTTTAAACTACCATCACTCCGTTAAATGGACTTCGAAGAAGCGTTACGCATTACGGGACGGCAACACTTACCAAACCCCGACACCTTAGCGGGACACCTTGCTGATGTATTAACTTGGCGGCAACTTAGAAAACTAGCTAAACGCAATCAAATCAAGCAATACAGCTACCTTAACAAGAAGGGGTTAGCTACGGTTCTTGCTTATCAAGCCTTCAATAAGGCATCACGTTATCCACAAATCAATGGCTTATCAACAGTACCGGGAAAGTAAATACGAGGGACAACTCTATGGGTTGTTACATTGTTCCCTAGATAGATTGATTGACCTTGGGTCTAGGTTAGAGGCTCACGGTGATGTTCTTGCTACCCATGAACAGGATGAGGATACGGGTGAGATAACTAAGCTACCCGATGTACACCCTGAGGATCTACTATTGGCACAGTTAGGTGTTGATGGTGCTGAAGAAGAAGTAGAGGCAACACAAGAATTAGTAAAGGTTGTATCAAGGATAATGATAATTCGTAATGCTAGAAACATTATTCAATCATCACAAGCCTCTTAACTTATGGCTACAACAGAGCAACTCGCCCGTCAATTACAGCGAGAACTTGATGCCCGCAGTGAAGCGATTAAACGCCTCAGGGAACGCACCAGAGTAGCAGAGGATCGGCTTTATGCTAGCTCTACTGTTTATGGGTCAGCGTTTATTAAGCAAGGGTTAGAGAGTATTACTGATGAGATTGCGGGTAAGATTAACCGTATCAGCCAGGGTTGGGCTACTGATAAGGCCGCCGCAGTTGTTATGATTAAGGACTGTGATCCTGCGGTATTGGCATTGATCACAGCTAAGTGTGTGTTAGATATATTGGGGGTAAAAAGTAGGCAGGGCTTATGTTACCCTGCGGTTGCTCATCGTATTGGTTCGATGATTCACGATCAGCTAATGATTGATGACTTTCAACGTAAGTACCCGATCTTATTTGGCGACGCTAAGTCTTTACTTCACGCACATAAGGGTTATCGGTATAAGGTACAGCGTTACACGTCAGTAATGCGTAAGAATGGACTAGATAGATTGAAATGGACAAGTAATGTAAAACACTTGGTTGGAGGGTGGCTGTTTGATCGCTTGGTTGAGGCAACGGGTTGGGTGACCGTCAAGCAGGTCTTTAAGACCCCTACAGACAGTCAAAACGTCTTGGTATATCACCCGGAGTTTCTAAAGGCCAAGGAGGCGCTTATGGAGCAGGCTGAGGCGTTTGCTGCTTGTATGTGGCCCATGCTTTGTGAGCCTAACGATTGGAGCACCCGGACAATGGGAGGGTATTTGACCAATGATTTGAGAAGGCTAACTTCCTTGGTCAGGACAGGGGTTTCAAGGAAAAAGGCCAGAAGGCACTTACTTAAGCCAGATAGCACGGCTCTTGTCATGCTAAACCGGCTCCAGAAGGTCCCCTATCGTATCAACGGCAGGGTGCTGGAGCTAGCCAACTTCTGTATGGAACGCCGCCTAAGGGTGGGTAAGTTCCGAGCGGAGGAGCCATCACCTCCACCGTCAAAGCCAGAGCCGTGGGAAACAGCCGCAATCGAGGATCGTAATGCTTATAAAAAAGCACGAACTGAGATTGAGGATATGAACGCAGCCTTGGCACAGAAGAACTATCGAACAACTGAGGCTCTTTATGTAGCTAACAAGTACAAGGGTGAAGTCTTTTGGGTTCCCTGGTCGTTTGATTTTAGGGGTAGGGTTTATCCTATTCCTACAAGCCTGAGTCCTCAAGGTACAGATTTCGATAAGAGTCTGATTTACTTTGAAGAAGAGGGTCCTGTTAATGAGTGGTGGTTAGCCTTCCAGGTTGCTACTACTTATGGACTGGATAAAGCACCAATGGATGAGAGAATTGATTGGGTCAATAAGAACCATGATTTCTTAACTCAAATAGCTACTGATCCTGAGGGGACAGTTGGTCTATGGGAAACAGCAGAAGAACCTTGGTGTTTTATTGCTGCTAGTATTGAGTACAATGAATGTGTCATCAAGGGAAGCAAGAAGACATCTGGTCTTCCTGTGTCAGTTGATGCTACTTGTTCTGGTCTTCAACACTTGTCAGCATTAGCACTGGATAAGACTGCTGCTGAAATGGTTAATGTTGTCCCTACTAACAAACCTTCTGACGGGTATAAGATCGTTGCTGAAAAGGCAAAGGAGATTCTTCCTGAGCATCTACATCATCTGATCACAAGAAAGGTAACCAAGAGAACTGTCATGACAACACCTTATGGGGTGACGGAAAACAGTGCTCGTGATTACATACGTCAGGAACTTAAGGGAATTAAACTTGAGAAGGGTGAGTTACAGATGATCGTGAAAGCTATCTATCGTTATGGTGTCAAGCAAGTCTTTGATGGTCCTTGTCGCTCTATGGAGTTTATCCAAAAGGTGGCGGGTGAATGTATCAAGGCTGGTAAGACAACTGTTGAATGGATGACGCCTTCTGGGTTTCATGTTGTTCAGGAGTATCGCCGTAATGATGTAGATGTGATTCAAACTCATCTACTTGGACAACGTGTTCAAACAAATCTACTAAAGGAATGGGATGAACGTCAAATCAACTTAGCTAAATCCAAGACAGCCGCATCACCTAATCTAGTTCATAGTTTAGATGCTGCGTTGCTTCACCTTGTATTTGCGGAGTGGTGTGCCCCATTTACAGTGATACATGATTGCGTACTTGGTCGTTCCTGTGACATGGATGATTTAGGTATGGCAATCCGTGATAAGTTCGTTGAAATCTACTCACAGCCAGTGCTCCAGCAATGGGCAGAACAGCTAGGGGTTGACTTTGATGAGAGTGTCATGTTAAATACACTTGACATCAATGATGTCCAACAATCCGCTTACTTCTTTTGCTAATGGAACTTAAGGAAATTGCTGAGCTTCTGGGTCTTCACCCTTCTGTTATTGATAACTACTACGAAGAGTGGCAGTTTCAAGAGAAGGATAATGAAGAAGATCATCATGAGGTAACCTTTGTTGATTACCTTTGTAATATCTTTGCTGAGTGTGCCTTCTTGACTGAGGCTGCCGAAAACGGTAGCAATGCTTTGGCATGTCTTGAGGCATATGATGAGGCTTACACCACTGTTGAGGGTATCCTTGAATCCTGAAATGTTGGAACTAACTATTCCCTCCGATGCTTACGCTACTGAGTTAGCTGAGCAAGTTAACATAGGCTATGGCCTTTGTTGGTTACCAGAACATGTTCAGTATTGGGCAACCCGTGCTGATTTAGATCTGGATGACACCCTGGTTGATTTCATCGACCTTATCGCACACCACGAATTTCTTACCAAAGATGTCTGATACACGTTTTATCTTCACCACAAGCCTTGAGGGTTACATCAACGCATTGGTCCCTAGTGGTAAGTTTAACAACTGTACCATTGGATTTAAGGTGCCTGATGAATACCTTACCAAGTTTGAAGATGCTTATCAAAAGGCATTGGAATGGGGTAAGAACAAGATGGCTGGCAAACGATTCTCTGCTGAACTCCCTAAGTGGGATGAAGAAGGGCTTATCAAGGTTAGCTACGGTGGTGATAGTACCACTCCTATGTTCCCTTGGGTAGATACAGACGGAGTTCCTATTGACCTTGACACACAGATCTGGAAAGGTACTGTTGTTAAACTGATCGTCGATCTTAAGCCTTATGTCTTTGGTGCAAAGGTTGGTTGTTCCGTTAAGGTACGAGGTGCTCAGGTTCTCAAGCTGGTTAGCGGGGGAGGTTCTGATAGCGGTGGCCTTGATGAGAATGGCGTGGCTGCGTTGTTCGGTAAGACAGATGGCTTTAAGGGTGGTAGCCCCAGTTTTGAACCGTCTGAAGATCCTGGTGTTGGGCCAGTAGGCTACGATGCCGATGATGTACCCTTCTAATGCCAAGATACCGTAGCCGCCTTGAAGAAAAGCTGGCACGGTGGTTCGAACTGAATGGGTATCAGTTTGAATATGAAACTCTAAAGCTTAACTACACATTATCTGCTGTCTACACACCAGATTTTATCCTGCCCAATGGGGTTATTTTGGAAGCCAAGGGTTACTTTAAACCAGAAGATCGAAGGAAGATGTTAGCTGTTAAAAAGCAGCATCCAACGCTTGATATTCGACTTGTCTTCCAGGCTCCATACAACACGCTCACAAAAACCAGTAAGACTACCTACGCTAAGTGGGCAGAAAAGAATGGCTTTTTGTGGGCAGCATCACACGACATCCCACTTGATTGGTTCAATGATCTTAACTGCAACAGCAAGTAAAGAAGAAATTCTTAAGCGACTTGGTGAACATTTTGCTGACACCCTTGTTGAGTGTCTGGATTATGTCCATACAAAGGACATTTCTCCTGTTGACATTGCTAAATTAATTATTGATGAGCTTGAAGATTGGATGTTGTATCACGCTTCAATGACCAATGCCGCTGAATCAGTTCGAGATGCGCTCCGAGAGCGAGTTTCTTAATCACGAACCATGTCCTAGTTGTGGTAGTAGTGATGCCCTTGCTCGTTATACAGACGGACACGGGCATTGCTTTTCCTGCCTTTACTATGAACATGGGGACGACACACAAACCACGATCACCAAAACT